AGGGCATCTCACAGGTGATTAACCTGGTGGCAGTATAACTGCTTCTACAGTTGTTAGCTGTAGTGATCTTTCTTAAAGGATTACTGCGGAGTTAACAATTGTTACTCTCACCAACTTGGAGGGCCCGTTGTGCTCTCAAAAGGAGCACATATGGGAATGACGGACTTTAACAAAGACGTCAGCGTCCCTGGTTTCGGTCTTGTTCGCATGAACAACCGAAGTCTAGGTGCGCTATACCAGTCTCCCCGTGTGAATGGGGTTCTGGTTCCAAGGCAGAACGATTTGCCTATGCAAATCGATCAATATGGTGTTTTTGATCGCGTATCCTTATACGTTGGCGACACCAACTCCAGAAATTTTACTACACGAGATTACCTCCATACTGAGCTTCAGAATCGTGGTCTTAGGTTTCCTAACCATGATACTAAAATTCGGAATGAGGCTATAATCAAGTGTTACGGTAAAATCTATGAAAAGGTGGCTAACGTAGCTGACATTATCCGTACTCGTACAGAGACTGTCAATATGGTTGTTAATACTGTCCGCGATTTACGGCGCTCTTATCGAGCTATCCGTAAAGGGCAGATTAAACGCGCTAGTCAAATCTTAGGGGCTGATCTACATCATCCCCCTCGAAAGAATGACCCTGGTGGTCGTTGGCTCGAGTATTCGTATGGTTGGAAACCCCTAATATCCGATATGTACAACATATTGGATAAAGGCTTTGGCGACATTAACTTCGTTGTTACTGGTCGCGCAAAGGGTGTAAGAACCAAGCGCCTGTCTTACTCATGGACAGGTTCTGGGCCTTATCACCGGGGATCCGGGGATACTCTTACTCTTGATCGGGCTTCGTGCACGGCTAAGATTAGTATTCCTAACACTGCATTCGCTGCGATAAGCTCTTGGGGTTTAGACAACCCGGCCGCTTTGGCCTGGGAAGCTTTACCTTATTCTTTCGTTGTTGACTGGTTTTTACCTGTTGGCGATTATCTTAATGATTCCTTAAATTTATCAGGCCCCATTAAGATAACAGAAATGAGTGTTACTGAAGTTACCGAAACCACGTTGAATGGTTCCGGTATTTTCACAGAAGATGTGAAAGTTCCTATCGCTAATAAAGCCAGCGGTAGGTGCCAACACACCCGACGGTACAAAATAAGAACAACGGGGATTGTTTCACGTCCCCTGCCTTCATTCAACAATCCTTTTACTTCGCTCGACCGATTTTGGAATCAGCTTGCGTTGTTTAAGGTAGAAGTCAACCGTCGTCATTAGACGATTAATCTCAATGTTATCATTAGATAACCCCTTTAGGATGTAAACAAAATGGCTCTAATTGCTAATCTTGTTCTCGCGGATGGTAAAACCACTCCTGCAAATAAAACTTTCCTTCCGCATACTCCTCAGCATGGTTCTGAACCAGCTGTTTGGTATGAGAAGACTTCCGACAACCCTTTAGGTTACCGTCAGATCACTCTTTCGGTTGCCTTTAAGGCCAACGGTGTTTCGAAAGTTCGACTTAAAATTGCTGATCCTGTCCTTGCCAATTTCGGCGTAGGCTGCTGTGTGGATCAAAACACACCGCAGGTATCTTACACAGATATCTTTGATGCAACTTTTAGTCTACCATCAGTTTCGACTCTTGATAACCGTAAGGATATCTTGGCCTATGCTAAGAATATGCTGGCGCATCAAGTAATGAAAGACGCTGTAGAATCGTTACAATCGGCTTGGTAAGCTGATCGTTCAATTCACCCTCACATAAGGAAAACCCTATGGACCATACAAAGTTAGGTCGCGAGGTTGTCTCGTCATTGCTTGCAATGTTTGACACGCCTGTATCCCGAGTCATTCTTAATAATCTTGAGAATGGAAAACTCGTTATACCAGAAGTCAATCCTCTTGCATATGGTGATGCCACAACTTACCTTGTTGATGCACAAGCCGTAGCGTTAGTGAAGAAGAATCCTTGGATCCTTCCTGACGAAGACGGAAAACTTCAAGAAGAAGCAGATAATAATGCTTACCGTAAGTTCCTAGAGGCTGAACAGGCCTGCCATGAATTTAATATCGCATTCGCGTGAAAACTTCGAAACAATTTCGAGTTCCGGACGATTCTTGAATCGGCTAGACATTATGTCTCACGAATTTTAGGCGATTTTTCATGGGCAGATCCTGACTTCGGTCCAGGTGCAAGTTTCTTGCTTGGTGGTAAGTCTGCTAACTTAGTTAGCAAGCTTAGGACAAAGCCAGAATGTACCCCAATAGCACATGACTTAGTAAAGTATCTTGTATTAGACAGGATGCCTCACTATGCAATTTCTTGCGGCATAGTCGTAAGGGAAAGAACTAATGTGTTCTTGGCTCCTACTAGCCTGCCTGTTGTAAACGGTAATCGCTTGTCCTTCGTACCGAAGGATATACGTTGTTCAAGAGCTATATGCATTGAACCTCTT